AGCATCCTATTTCTCCTTTAAGAACTTCGGAAACCAAATCCCCTGGTGGGTATAAAGATACGGAACCCTTTTCCCGGAATTGACATGGAATATTCCGTTTTTGCGGCAGGTTCGGTAGACGTTCATTGGGTAAGAACTCCAGCGAACGCCATTGCCGAACTCAATGCCGGGGTAACGAAGATACTTTTTCATGCTAACTGTTGAGCTAGGCAGGGTCAATTTCGGGGGATTCTTTTGTTGGTTCATACAAAACCATGACCTTACCAAAAGATTTTCCACCAAAATACTCACTACGCCCTTCAAAATGACTTAGCATATACTTAAAAACTTCCTGCAAGGTATCTGCTTTGCGCTTTATTGTGTAACCGTGAATCAGATAACCATTATCAATTTTTTCGATATTCAAGCTACTCATATAAAACCTCATTTTGTTGATCGCAATACTTACCCATACGCAGCCCGTTTCTTTTTCGGCTTAAAGCGGGTGACATTGCTGGGCAAGTCCTCGTCCTCTTCATCCTCCCGCTGACGACGCTTGGCGTCATCGGCATGGGACACCAGGAAGGAAGATTGGAGCCAGATAAACGCCATGGATACCGTGTCCACCAAGTCATCGTGCGCACCTTGGGGGAACTGGCACAAGTCAGTGATCACGTCTTCCGCCCATTGGCGCGAGGGATAATAAACCCGCCCGTTCTCAAACAGCGATTGAGCAATATAGGCGCGGGTGACTTTATCTTTGGTGGGCGTGTAAGTCGCAATCGGCAATCCGGCCCGTCGCAAGTCCTGAACCAAGCTCTGACCGCTCGCTTTCTTTTCAATAATCACTTTATCGGGTTCGTAGTCCCCGTAGGCCCGCATCGCTTCCTTTCTTAAATCGGGATACTCGACATGCCCTTTCCACGCTTCCAGCAAAATCAGATTATGACATTCATCATCCGCCCGCTTGAACACGCCCCAAGTGGTTCGGGCGCTGTATGAATTGGATTTCAGGTCTTTATCAGAATAGGCGGTATCGTAAGACTGGATAATAAACTCACATTCCGGGAACGGCTTGGTATCCGGCCAGATTTTCCACCATTGGCGTTTGAAAATCCCACCTTCTTCAATGAAGGGTTTTTGCTGATAGAGAGCCTCCCAATCGCGGGCCGTTAAGGTTTTTTTAATTTGGTGCAAGGTCTCTAGCGGAAACCGCTCCGGCCATAACGCTTCGCCTTTGTCGTTAATCGCGGGAAGATTGAGAACCGTCCATTTTTCATGTTTGTGTTCTTTCAATAACCAGCCCGCCAAGTCATCTAAATGCCAGCGGGTCAGACAGATAATGATAAAACCGTTCGGCGGTAACCGGGTGTACGCCACCGATGAAAACCAGTCTTTCATTTTGCGCCGGTTGGTTTCGCTGTCCGCTTCTTCCCGGCCCTTCGTGGGGTCGTCGATAATCAATGAACCACCACGGCCTGTAGTGGCAGAGCCTACACCGACCGCGAAATATCCTCCTTGATGGGGCGGAGCCAGATTGAATTTATCGACCGCCGCCGAATCTTCGGCTAGCGCCACCCCAGGAAAAATCTCGGAATACACCGGGTCGGCAATCTGGTTTCTCACCTTCCGGCCAAAATCCGACGCCAGTTCTTGACCGTAAGACGCAGCGATAATGCGCTTATCCGGGTTGCGGCCTAAATACCAAGCCGGGAAAAATTCACTAACAATCATGGACTTGCCGCTTCTCGGCGGCATGAAAATCATCAACCGCTTAATCTTCCCCTTCTCGACCTTCTCCAGATACTTCGCAATCAAATGGTGATGCGCCGCAGGGACATATCCAGCCCATTGCAAACACGCATACGCCATGAGGCTGTCATACGCAAAGACATTCGCCGGATCGCCAATCACTTCCGTTGGCGGCACCGGCGGCAGTCCATAGCGCATCCGCTTGGTCATGTGGGATCGTTTCTGGTGGGTCTTGGAGGCATTGAGAACGCCTTTGTTGCCCATCACCGATAGACAGCCACAACTGGACGTGCCTTTGCGCAACAACTGATCTCGCGCCACCGGACGGTCATTGCCGCAATCACATTGACACAGCCAGTACACACAAGGAATCCCATTGGCTTGCTCACGGGTGTGCGAGTAGGCCTTGACCAGCAACTTGCCAAACCGCATTCCGCGCAAGTCCCGAATCGCCGGGTGCGGCAACGGCGACCAGTCAATCTTGACGCCCTCGACTTCGGGCGGCTTCGTCTCGCGCAGAAAACGCTCTTTGGCCTTGTCGCCGAGGTCGGTCATTTTGTTTTAGCTCCTTCCCGGAGATAGCCATAATCCTCTAACACATCCACTTCCTTTTCTCCCATCACAATCCGCTCTATGGCACTCCATAGCCAATGCGCGCCAATCTTTCCTTCGTGCAAACGGAGATAAGTGTCGAGAATATCCAGCGCATCCTCTTCTCCATTGAAAAACATTTCCAGAGTTTGATGGTAGTTCGCCATGGCGTCTTTGCGACCCAATTCAAACCCTTCACTCCAGGAAGGGCGCAAGCGCAGAACCTCATCGGCCAGCAATCGACACGCCACGCGATAATCGTTTAAATTCAATAGTCCATCGTTTTTGATGAGACTGAGAGCGTCGTCAATCGTCATGGAATCTCCGATTCATTGTTTTTACCATCGCCAATAATTCAGGAAGCGTTAAAGGAAACGCATAATCCTTAAACCATGATTCATCACAAGACAGTACTTCATTGATTTTAAGATCAGAATAAGGCGTGTTTTTTGCCATCCATTCCAATAATGGTCGATATTCTTCACGATCTTTAGTGTAAAATTGGCATTGAGTTTTCATTTCACGCAATCGCCGCACTTCTTCGGCCAGAAGCAAACACACCACGCGCCAGCCTTGACTGTGTTCGTGAACGGTCATTCCCTGCGTCCATTCATCGGCATAGTTCAAAGCTTCGTCTATGGTCATTTTGAGTTTCATAACAATGAACCTTGTACGGGAATATTCGCCGTAGGACGAAGAGCCGGCTTCACTACCCCGGCTTCTGGACTGACATACGCGACTCGCGCACAAGCAATTTCAAAATACTCTTCATCCATTTCAATGCCGATACAGCGCATATTCTCCAGGCACGCGGCTTTGAGGGTAGAGCCACTGCCCATGAAGGGGTCTAATACTATGCCACCTGGTTTTACCACCAATCGGCATAACCAGCGCATGAGGTCACATGGCTTTACTGAAATATGGTGGTTGTGGCGTTGCGATTGCTGTCTTTGGTCACGCATCGGCGTTATCGCGGACTCGCTATAAACATTCCTTTCCTCCAACATTTCACACCCATCATCCCTATCGCGTTTCGACGCCTTACTACAGTATTTAATCGGCGGAATGTCCAGATCGTGCTCGGAAGTGCCGAGGTGGGGGAAGAAACGGGAGGCGCTGCCCGAATCTCCAGCGTATCTTGTTCCTGCTGCTGGAGCGCCTTCTTTCATAAAAGAAACACATCGGTTAGTATGCGGTATGTTTTTATTTTCTCCACCATTTGCCGTCTCAGGAAACAGCGCCTTGACTTGTTCGCTGCCATCCAGCAGCAAATGAGGGGGCCAGCGGCCTTCGGTAGATTCCCATTTTCCCATTGGGACTTTCCCGACCAAATGCCCGGTTTTAGAAACCGTAGGATTTCCAAATGATCGCGGTTCAGCATTTATCCGACATGCCCCCACATTAATCGCGCCGGTTCCCCACTTGCGGACGTTATCCACCATCCGGCCTTCCGGGGGCTTTTGCGCCATGGCGATGGGTTCCATCGCCGGCTTCAACGACTGTCTCCCATAAAACCAGCCTTCCCATTGCGCGGCTTCTGGGGATGCGGGATTTGTTTCATTAGGACGGCTTGCTTTTCCATAGCAATTCAGATTCTCTTTTCCATTAACTAAAGCAAATTTATTTTCACCAATGACTTCACGTTCCAATCCTAAATCCCGATCCAGCATTTTTGATAAATTGGTTGCTTTTGGAAAAGATTGGCCGTTGACCCAGCCAATTACTGGGTGCATCCAAAACCCTGCATCTTCCAACGCACTCATCAACCGATGCACCGTGCGACTTCCGCCAAACCCCAGTAAATATCCCCCAGGTTTCAACACCCGATACGCTTCTTTCACCCAGCGCCCATGCCAGGCTTGCATTTGCTGGCCTTCGTTGTCGCCGGGTAGGGATTTGTGCTGAGAATCAAAGGCTTTCCCCATGAAATTCAGTAAATACGGAGGGTCTGTGACTATCGCATCCAAGCTATTCGCCTCCATGCCGGTCATCACCTCGATGCAGTCGCCCAGAAATAGGGTCGCATCCCCAATGACTACGGGTTCCATTCGCCCTCCGCCACCTTCTGACACGCTTCACACGGCTTGGCTTTCGGCCCCGGCTCCTGCAACACCGAACGAAAACTGGACGCGCCATCAAACGGTTTCCCGCACAACGACACCACCAGTAATGGCCCCAATGGCGACTCTTTCCAGAGATGAGCCACTCGGGGTTGAACGGGGTGAATCATGGAGATTGTCATTCTTCGACCACCAATGATTTCGCGTCCGCCGCAATCCCGTCAATCACTCCATGGTGAGAAACATTCCAAATCGTCGATTCGGGTTTCAATCGCTGTCCCAAACGAATGGCATCCACTACGTCTTTGGAAATTACTCCTAACCTTCCAGTTCTTCGGTACGAAGAATGGCTATCCTTTTCAGAGTAGGACAAAGTGTAATAACGATAAATGTTATCCATGGATTTCCTTTCTGGTTTTCTTCGCAGGTTTCGCCGTCTGTCGGCGTTTCCATTGCATGAATTCCGCCCACAAATCCTTGTTATGACTCAGTAGTTCAATGCGATAACAGCCACAGGATTTCACTCGTCCGGCCAGTAGGTTGCTGGACGTGACTTTGGTGAGTTCGCCGCAATCGCAACGGCAGACCCAGCGGCCTTGGCCCGCATACTCTAACGGCTTGAGATAATGGAATTTCTGTCCGGTCAAATCGCGGGGACGACTAGCCACAAGTGGTTACTCCCGCTTTCTTCTCCGCCACCATCGCCCTGGCCGCTTCCGCCAGTGACGTGTCTGGCTTCAACAGCCCCAACATGGTCAAATGCGTCGCCAGCACGTCCCCATTTCCGCCACCAGGGACGGCACAAATCGACCGCCTTTCTGGAAATAACCGCCCTTTGGGTCACACACCGAACGCAGTTCTTCCACCAGGAATGTCACGTCGCTGCCATGGCGAAACACCGCTGAAATCACACGGGTCAGCGCCACAATCCATTGAAAATGCTCCATGGCTTTCGAGTGAATGAAGATTTCAAAGGGCCGACCGTCATGGTCGTTAATCGTCAAGTACAACGCATGATCGGACATGGGCGTTTTGATTTTGTAGGTGGTCCCGGAGAGGGTAGCGGGCCGGGGAAGAATCGGCGTAATCACGGGAGTCGCTGCTTTCGGCGTCGCTACGGCCCAATCCACAATCGGCTGATCCACCTTAGTCATAGTTTCCCCAGAACAAATCTCGATGTTTCGGTTTCAAATTCGGGTTTCGGTCGGCACACTGCGGGCAGCCTTCGGGACAGTTATCGTAGGGATGAATGAGATAATCCAATCCTTGATAATGCAGCACTACAGACGTGGCTAATCGACCGGCCATCAACACGGCTTCATGCAACACCGTCTCTTTAGGCGCGTCCTGATTCGTGACCACGACCTTTAGGGCTATCGAAGTATCCATGGGATTATTCACCCCGGTTTTCATCCAGGATCGCTCGGTCTATGTCCGAAAGCACCATCAGCGTTTCCTCTAAAATCCGCCGTACACATGGGTCGCCCGACCCCTGCGCTAAATACCGCACAATCTTTTTCCAGAGTCGGTCTACGGTCAGCGGCGGAAAATCGGGGGATAATGCATAAACGGCGCTATCGTCACTCATGGGGAGTCTCCTTCACCACGGGAACCACGGTTTGATGCTGCTCACATTCATAGCGAATCTGCTGTTCGTTAGGTTGTTGCCAAACGACATGACGGATGACGGGTTGACCGCATTGCGGACAGACTAACTTAGGATCAGTCATGGGAATAGCTCTCGGATTCCAGTTCCAATTCGCTAATCAGCAACGCCATCACGGCGTTTTTCCGTTCCAAAACCCTCCGCAAGGTCGCAGTGTCCATTCTCTCCAGCCCATTCCCCGCCAGCCATTCGCGCCATTGCTGTTGCGCATGGCGGGCAACGTCCAATACAGCCATGGTCACCGGGCAAGCGTTCATGCCGCGCTCCAATCCATCAGTCCCGTTTCCCAATGCGGCGGAATTTTCCAATCCGGCGCATAACTCTTGACGTGCCCCGCCGCTTCTTGATCGGCCACGATCTGATCCAACTCCCGCTGCAATCGGTCAGCCTCTAGCCGTTGTTTCATTTCCATCACCACGCGAAAACAGGCTTCTTCCCGCGCACAGCGTTCCGCCGTGGCACAGGTGAACATCCGGTTCATCGCTTCTTCCAGCGTCATCGAGGTCATCATTATCACAAACCTTTTTAGAAAAATGCCCGGTGAAAGGAGTAAACACCGGGACTTAGGCAACAAGAGGAGCTTTCACACATGATGAAGCATGGCTGACCGGCCACAGCGGGAGAGCGCCCAGGCCCACGAGGGAAATACGACTACCCAACCTGTCACTCTCTGCTGGCGTTATCGGGCACAGGGCCAGCGTTACCCGTTCGGCGCGGTCAGGACAGCAAGAGTTGGTCGAACAAATCGACCTGTTCTTGCAGTTCATCTCGCGTGTTCTTGGCGTTGTCCTTGTGGAACGCTAAAGCGACCTTCTTGAACAACGCCGGCTTGATTTTGCATTGCAGTTCGGCTTCGACTGCAATGCGCGCCATCAGGTCTTTTTCACCTTCAACGCGGGTTAAGGAATGGGAATAATCGGTGATCAGGGTTTGCAGGGGGGAGGTCATGGTTTATTCCCTAAGTAGAAAAACGAATCTGCCGCACTTGCTGGCGGGTCTGGACGATAGCCCGTTGCTTCGCGCACCAATGCCGCAAGCCCACCAGCACTTCGGGCCGTTCGTGGAATTTCATCCGTTCTGATTCGCGTCAAACAGAAACTCCACTTGGGCCACAAACTGCTTGACCAAGCGGGTGAGTTCTTTCGGACGATCCACCGCCCACCGATCCGTGGACACAATCAGATACGGCGCATCGCCACAGGTGGTCATCGACAGCTTGAGTTCTTGCGAATCGCCGTCTCTTTTATCCTGGTCGCCATCGGCGTCTTGAAAATAGATCGCTGTCACCGACATCAACGTGGGGCGTTGAGACATGCGGGAGCCTCGTGGAATGTGGAAAATCGGGGTTTAAGGTGAACCATCGGCTATCACGGTATCGAGTAAGATACCTCGCACCACCTATCGGAACGATACCAAGATTCGCCGTTCCGGTCAACGCATTATGCGGAACTGACCACCTTTAATTTCGGCTTGCCCTTGCGCGGCGGCGCATTCCCCCGCAGCGGCACTTGCCGGCGCGATTCCCGGTAGGTAATCAACTCCAGCGGGTCGCCGGCTTCATTCAGAAACTCCACCGGCAGTTCCTCTTCATCCCGAATCGTGAAATACAGATTCACCCCGGTAAAGGCCGAGTTCTGCGGCGACCGGGCCAATAAATCCCGCATCACCTCCACCACTCGCTCCGGGGTCACGCGGCCTTCAATTTTGATGCGCATGGGGTGTCTCCTGGTTCTTTATCAAACGACACATCGTTAGTCTGTTCGGGGATTATATCATTGTTTTCTGAGTCTTGATTAGTTTCTTTGCGACGTTTTGCTTTTATTTTCTCGCTTCGGTAAATCGCCAATCCTTGACGGTAAAGTTTGCGCTCCCAATTCCATTGCAACTCCGGGTTAATCATCCAAGAGGCTTTCTTTCCGGGATCAGAAACCCGAACAATCAAATTATGTTCTTCCATATAACGCATCGCATCCTGAACAGCCCCTATGGAAACCCCCATAAATTGCGCGATTTGTCTAAATCGCGCATTCACATAGTTCTTTTCAACTTCAAAATTACGCATGGCGTACCAGACCCGAAACGTCGTTTGTGGCATGTCCGTCAACTCTTGACCGAACTTCCTGGCCTTTAAGGCGTGATTGGATCGTCCGCTAGTGATTTTTTCCTTAGAGCCTTTTTTGGTTCTTTCACGGTAAAGGTAATCCTTGCTGACGGAGGCATTCTCGGTGTCGTTGTCCATCGCGGGGTTCCTTCAATGGGTAGGAAGGTCTTTCTGAACCACCTGCCGATTGACGGCATAACAAAGCCTTCCATTGGGCGGCGACATTTTTTTGATCCATCCCCGCCCCTCAAAATACCTTAAAGACCTCACCACGGTTCCATAGGAAACCCCTGCTGTTTTCGCCATCCGCTTGATGCGCATTGAAATCAAGTCATCATAAGATAATTCCCCCGAACAAAGCGTCATCCACACCGCCAGCATCTTGGCCGTCGCTTTCCCCTCCCGCACCTCTTTGACGACCTCATTCAGATTGACAATCGCATACCCTTCCGGGAGCCGATCATCACAATACTCCAGGTCTGAATTGTCGCCATACACCCCTTTTTTACCTAAAAAATAGTTCATCACGCACCTCAAAAATATCATTAAAAATAACAGTCTATCTTGGCATACTCCCTAATCTTTGTCAATAGCTTTAGTATAATAAGTTTGTATGCTCCAGAGCATACTTAAGTATGCTGTAGAGCATACAAACGGGTCTTGCAGGCCGTTGTTTTAAAAAGAGAATTCTCGCCCCTATTAGATAATAGATAATAAGTAGTGCAGCGGGAAGCAAAAACGGAAATTGCCTTGCACTACCAGCCAGAACGCTTTTTGGGCGTCCAGCACACATTCTCCGGAACGAAATCCAGGGTGCGGTCCTTGCGCGTCAACCGCATTCCTGGCGGCGGTTCGCCAATGTCCTGCAAGAACACCGCAAAGTCCCGCGCCCACGGCTCATGCATTTTCACCCCCTTCGCCCCATAGTGCGGGTACGAGGGATGCCGTGGACTCTCACACGCCAACTTGCGCTGCTGCCAAATCACCCACAACGGATGACTGGTCAAGCCGTGCGTGCGGCGCGATTCCCCCCGCAAGATCATGTTCCCACTGCGCGCACACCCGCAGGACACCGTGGTGCCAGCGCGCAACGCCATGCGCCTGACGGCCTTCTCGACTCCACAATCACACCGCACCCACGCCTTCAACGGGGAGATGTCCGGGTCGATCACCACTAACCGCCCGTGCCGCTCACCGGGCTGCATGTTCGTGTGCATTCGCATAGAGGTCTCCTTTTGAGAGACTCTATTCTATCACGAGATTTTATGAATGAATCGGTGAAGGGGATTTTGACCTTTTTCGTAAGGTCAAGAAAATGGGGGGAACCCATTGTTTGAAAAAATGACGGGAATTTGGGATAAAAGAAAGCCGTCGATGAGAATTTTGGTCGGAAATTTCGGTGAATGAAATCCGTCATTTCAAAAAATGGTGGGAAATTTTGAGGGGCTATTAGAGGATAGCGAGGCCGCGCGCGCCGGGGTGGGGGGGGGGTCGCCGTCGCGGGTCGCGGTTCCTGGCCACAGAAAAAATCAGCCGACGCTGCCGGGGCCGTCCGGGTCGGCGCTGACCGTTGCTGCCCGGTCGCCAGTCCGGGTCGGCCATGGCACAGGCAGAGGAGGCAGGATGGGAGGGAGGCGGCTATCTCCCACCACTCTATAGCGGTATCAGTTAGCCTATGCCTAGCCTATGCTGACAATGCTGATTATCATCCCTATCTTGTACGATAGCCTATTTAGCTTTCGGCTTATTGTCACAGTCTATCGGATCATCAACGGTCAGCTTCCGGGGCCGGCCCGGCTTGCGCTTCTGCTTGCCGGTCTTCGCTGGCGCGCTCCGCTTGCGCTTCGGTCGCTCGCCTTGTTCACCTTCACAGATTTCACGTACAGCGACGCACTCAAGGGATGGGAGATCGGGGCCAGTGGTTTCTGCGGTAATCGCCGGGAGCGCCGTTTCTTGTTCCTGACTGATTAACCATGACTCCGCTATTCGTCTTTTCTGTTCGAGTGCGAGTTCGTGAGTGTGTTTGTGGTTGACTTCGCCTTTTAATTCGATTCGCTTTAGGTCGGAGAACTCTTCGGGATTGAACTTGCTCGCTACCCACTTCACAACATCAGAACGGACGCGTGCCGCTAGTGCATCTTCACTCTTTAAATCGCCAGTTTTGTTAATTAATTCATCGACTAGATTAACCGCCATTGACTTACGAGCGCGCCTATAGGCTTCACCGAACTTTTCTTCTTGATCCAGCCACTCCATGACACTCACAAACGCCAGTTCTAAATCTCTGCATATATCTACCAGTGTTTCTCCATTACTAATCCGCTGACAAATGAGCTTGCCGACTCTTTCGGTATATCGGGCGCGCTTACCTGTGGTTCTGTTCATCTGTGCGGCGGCTGCTTTTCGGATAGCGGGAATGGACTGTGCAATAACGCCATTATGCCGCCTGGAACTAATCCCTGGAGTCAGTTTCTTTGTCGTCTCTTGCAACACTTGCGCCAAGCTATCCATAGTTAGCCCATTAATTGATAATATGATTCAGACTACCCGAAACGAAAAATATTTAAAAATATTTTCGTTCAAATGCTCCACAAGGTGTTTTTTAGGTTATAATTCGCTTTAGGTAGTTCAACGCAACAAGAAGGGGATTAAGATGAAAACCATAACCAAGCTGAAAAGGAAAGACATCAAGTACGGACTCATAGACGAGTCCGAAGTAAGCGCCGCCCGCAAGGCGGGTCTTCTGCTTCACCACGAAGTAAAGACCCAGGATTTTGGCGGCGAATCTGTTGTTGTCCGCGATGACTGGTACGCGGCAACTCCTGAGTTTGTAGCCTCCTATTGCCGCTCTGGCGGCATGTGGGGCTATAACGATTAATCTACTCCCTGCAGGTGTTTACCACTGCGGGGCTTTTTCGTTTCCGGGAGCACATCAAATGATGAAGCAAGTTAGCGAAGGCGAATACGTTTCCTTTATTCTGTCCCTCGCCCGTCCGAACCCGAACGGGTTCCCTCGCCAGGTTCCAGACCCGGCAACCCGTGTATTCATGCGCGGCGCAGTGTCCGTCGCTGAGTATGAGGTGAATGGGAAGGTGGTCGCACGCCATTACAGACAAAATGAATCATGGCAGCCGATTTTTTATTGCTCAGGAGGAATCATGAAACAGACTATTGACGTATCCGCCGATCAGTTGGCGGCCATTTGCCGAGAGGCCGATTCCGGTTGGGGATACTGACATGACCCTCAAGCGCCGTTCCCAGCTTCTCCGCCTGCTGCGCCGATTGCGCCAGCAGGAAACATCTGGCCAGCAGCAACGGCTGATTTATCGGATTAATTCGCGGCTGTTCGCACACCAAATTAGTGTGCTGAACAGCGATTTATGGTCCAGGGTTCAAGCCCTGTAATCCCTTTCACCACAACCTGACCCTAACCACGAGGAATCTTCAAAATGGCTCACGAAATCTATATTGCTAACAATGGCCGCGCTTCCATGGCTTTTGCACGGGCGGGAGGCGTTCCCTGGCACACCCTCGGGCAAGCGATGCCCGAAAGCGCCGACATGGCGCAGTGGTCGGCGGCCTGTGGTTTTGACTGGGAGATTAAAAAACTCCCTGTGGAATACCGTAGCCCTATCAATGGCGAAATCCTCCGCATGGAAGACCGCTATGTGCTGGCCCGGTCGGATACCGGGGGAGCAATTAGCGTTATGAGCGACCGATACAAAGTGGTGCAGCCTCAACAGGTACTCGGATTTTTCTCCGATGTTTGCCAGTCCCAGGGCTGGTCGATGGAAACTGCCGGGGTTTTGAAAGGGGGCGCTCAGTATTGGGCGATGGCCAAATGTGGGCTTGATTCCACGGTATCCGGCAACGACAAACACGAGCTTTATACCCTGCTGGCGACTTCCGCCGATGGTAGCCTAGCGACTATCGCCCAGGGGACTTCCGTTAGGGTGGTGTGTGCTAACACACTCGCTATGGCCATGAGATCAGTTAAAGGTCAGGCCGTCCGGGTCAAACACAACACGGCATTTGACGCGAAGGCGATCCAGCGCGAGCTTGGCATGGTTGATTTTGAGGGGTCATGGGATGACTTCATCCAGACTATGCGCAAACTCCAGCAAGTTCCCATTTCCCGCCATGAAGCCACGGAGTTTTTCTCCAATCTGTTGCGCCCGCCAAAAGATCGTAAGGCGGAACCAGAGGATTTGCACGCCGACAGTTTCAGTGCCCTGCTGTCTGGCAAGATGAAAGCCGGTTCCTATGTCCCCACGGTCGAAAAACAATCCGATAGGGCCATTCGGGGTCTAGCGGAGCTAGAGACGAGCTACTACCGCGCCCCCGGCGCGTGCCCTGGAACGGCTTACGGAGTGTTACAGGGCGTCACGCACTACCTGGACCATGAGCGCGGCACCGACAATAACCGACTTTCGTCGGCATGGTTTGGCCAGGGCGCGGGCTTGAAGGAACAAGCCCTAACGATGCTGCTTGATAAAGCCGCTAGGGTCTAATTATGTTCCAGTCTACTCTGTAACTGATTACAGGGTAGGCTACAACAAAGAAAATTACCTGTCAGGCGCAAACTGACAGGTTAGGAGGAACAATGAACGCGCAATTTGTAGTCAACGTCCGCTATGTGCTGAAAAGTGCAGCGGAAATTGACGTTTACGAATCCGGTCAGCGCGTGTACCGGCTGACCGTTCCTGGCAATGACACTTCCCGCTATCTGCGGGATGTCGTTCACCAATTCCGGCATTCGGGCCGGGTTTCGGTTCAACACTGAGGAGAACAACTCATGAAATTTTACGCGAACCCTTACGCCTTCGGCGTCTCAGGTTTTTATTTTGAGACGTTCGCGGAATATGAGGAAAAAGCGGAGGCTTTAACGGACAGTTCCGGGATTCCCGTTGAAGAATTTGAAGTTGAGGTTATTGACGGCACGCCAGAGGAGGTTGAGCTGGCCGGAGAAATGAAGATTGATCAATGCAATCTTGAGCAGTGCCTCGAAGTGCTGGAGGGCGATGCGGGCCAGTGGCCCGCTCTATTCTTTCTACTGAATAACCACATTGTAACTTCTTTTGACATGGCTTTAGACAAGGCCAGTGACGTTTGTTTGTACCGTGGCTATCTGATTGATGCGGCAACGGAACTGTTTGATGAGTGCTATGCGCATGATCTTCCCCAGGAAATAATCAATTACATTGATTATGAGGCTTTCGCCCGAGATCGCCGACTTGGCGGCGATATGCGCGAGTTTGAATTTGCGGGTAAAACGTATACCTGCACTAACGCTAACGATATTTAACGGGAGATAACGCCATGAGAATTTACGATGGTTCGATTATTACCGTTCAGGGTATGAGTTTTAAAGTCACCCTAACCAATGATTATGACATGGGGCCGCCCTGGGATGTGTGCGATGGTCACGGGCCGGTCTCGGACTGGGAGCGCCGGCATAAGGCCGCCGGCGAAATGATTTTGTGCGAGGATCGTGGCTGCAAGCGATTTTATGATTTTCAAGAGGCCGTCAAAATCGCCCGTCGGGACCAGTGGGGAGCGCCCGGCGAATTCCGCACGCCGGGCGAGCAAGCGCACCATGCCGCGCTTGCTGATTTTGACTATCTGCGGCGATGGTGCGATGGCCAGTGGGAATATGTGGTGCTGGGCGTTCATCTGCCGGATGACGATGACGAGGATATGGACGAGTGGGACTCTATCGGCGGAGTCGAATACGACCCCAGCGATACGAGCTACGTCGCGCAACTAGCAGAGGAATTGGCGGAGCAGATTATTTCCAGGATCGAACGCCCGTTCACTGGCCCTAACGGTACGGACGGGATTGAACCCCATGAAGAGATCGGCGAGCAGGATGCTGATAACACCCTGCCCGCTACCTACGTTTCAATCTGAAAACATCCCCCCTAGTTGGCGCTAGGGGGCTTACTACGAGGGCAATACAATGAACGCTGAAAATAATACCACTATCCGCGCCCACTGGCGCAATGACTGGAGCGCCGTTCGCGCCCGCGATGGCAAACTATTTTTTGAGTCGCCGACTTTTTCGACGGCGGTGAACGCTCTGGAACATAGGGAAAGCCGCGTTGTGCGGCTGATGTCCCGTCCGGTCCCCCGTTCAATAGATGCGTACTGGGTCGTTAATGCCCGGTGCGCGTCTTATGCCCTGTCTGCGATGCGGAGGGCAACCCATGGCTGATATGGAATTGATTTACTGCACGGACTCAACCCGCATTGGCCGCCATGACTGGCGGATCGAAGTTCGCGTTATTGACGGGACTAAATGCGTAGTCCCCATGTTCCGCCGGGCCGGCGACAATGGCCCTTGGAGCTATCCATCCGATTTTTCCGGGACACTTCCCTCCGGGCTAATCAATTTTGTATTGCAGAACGCCGTCGTTATCGGGAGGGCGCTATCATGACCCTTGACGATTTATTGCCGTTGTTGTCGCCACTGGCGCTGGCGGCGCTGGAGGCGGGACTGGCGGACAGTTTGGACGATATGCTATCGGAATGATAGTTACCAAAAATTGTTATCACTGTCCTCGGCAGTGCGGGAGTACGGAATAGCGCTCATCGGCGAAGACTACGCCTATTTATCGGGTAGCGTCGCCGAGCGGCTTGACGATCTGACGATGTGCATCAGCTAGGAGTAATGACCATGAACGAAATTACAACCGATTCCCGCGCCAGTGCGGATGACCTTCGCGCCAAAGTCCATGAATTGTTTGCTAAAACCGTGGGGAACCTGGACCCACAGTTAGATAAACTCATCAAAAGCGGCTGCGGGATTGTGGCTGACCATGATGAGTTAGGCGGCTATGCCGCTGCAAAACTGTTTTTAAAGGCTTTTTTGTGTGATGAGGCGGAACAGTGGAGTATTCCGAATCATTGCACTGACAAAATTCGGTACCATAGAATCGCTAATAATTATTGGCGGTTCTTGTAACCCCATCCCCCCGCTAGGCTGCGGGCCAGTCTATTGAGATGACCACAACCACGAAGGAGCACCCACGATGAACATTCCTGAATACGTAGCGGCTAAACTAGCCGGAGCCTCCATGCGTTATCTGGAGGAGATTACAGCGCACGGTATCTACAACATAGACCCGTCCATCAGTCATGGCGATTCCGACGACGAGTATGACGCTATTTCGGCGGAATTCTATCGACAATCTCGTGACATGCTCCACGAGAGAGAGGACAACGAATTTTCGCGTATCTGTCGGGATATGTTGACAGAGGCTATTGAAACCGGAAACGCGGGACTCGAACGGATTGCTAGGGAGCAAATGCAATATGAAACTGAGTAAACCTGCGTTTATGGCCGCAAAAAATGCGATCTACAACCTGCCTCCTGATGAGTGTTTGGTGCTGGTAAACAGCCACAGCATGCCCGATGAGGTAATTTCCGCATGGCGCACTGGCAACGCTGTTGCATTTATGCAGGGATTGCAGCAGGTCGCGTTAGATCGCGCCTGGGCCGAATTTTGCCGGGACAATGAAATCAAGGGCTGGACGAAGGAGCAAACATAATCCCAATCTCAAAATCATTTAATCCCACCGCCCCGCAAGGGGCTTTTTTTATGCCTCCTCGTTTTTCCCCTTTCCCTTTATCGCGGTAAGCAGTAAAATACCCACACTCAACCAAGGAGCGCACCACCATGAAAAAGCCCTTTTCCCCCTTGACCGAGGCTGACGCCGAAAGAGTCGTTAAAAGCGTTCTGGACCAGTTGACCGAGCGCGTTTATTTCGTCGGCACTGATCGGCATGTGACTGAATTGAATTTTCAAGCCGTCCTGGCCGAACTGGGGGATAACCCGCAGTTTCGGGAAGCTTGGCTGCTGCTGGGCCAAGCGGCGGTCGGAGGCTAGGCTATGGAAAAAAAATCTTACTACTTTTACCTTTGCGGCAAAGACGGTAAAGAGTACCGCATTTGCCGCTCTGTCGATAACGCCCCCGTCGCTGGGGGCTTTGGCAACACCCGACATGCAACGATTGCCGAGGCCAAGCGCCATTTGGCCCGCTTGGAACGCGGCGAGCCGATAGCGGCGTAGACCGAAGCTGACTTACTCAAAACCAAGGAGAAAACCCATGAAATTTGCCTTCATTTCTCGCCATACCCCGACCCCGGAGCAACAAGCCCTAGCCGCTGACCAAGGCATTGAACTGGTATCCATTGGCGACGCGGACGCTTTCACCGTAACGCCCAGCTTTGTCTATGACGCCGGCCCCTTTGAAGGCGTCGTGGTCGTTCACCCAGCCGCCGCGATGCGGTTATGCCAAGAGTTCGTGATTGGCGTGTTCGAGAACGCTAACCGCGCCGAACCGGGTCAGCCCCCACAGTTCGTCGCCAAGGCGCTGCACGTCTTTGACCTTCGGTCTTGAGGCTGACCATGTTCGCCACCAAGCTGAAGTTAAAGCCCAAGGCGACTCCCGTGGTTTCGGCCACGGTCGTCACCAAGCGCCTACCGGAACCGCCGCAAAAGCCGCCCGAACCTACCCAGCCCAAGGTGCAGGTCCAAGCGAAGAAAAAACGCAGCCCCGATCCCATCGACCCACGTCCGCGCAGTGAACGCATTGCGGAGACGTTGGCGATTTTGCAAACGGAATTTCCCCGGTTGTTCCCCTTGACCGAGGCTGACGTGTTCCCTTTTGCGATTGGCATCCGCAACGAAATCTGGGAAGCGTTGAAGAAAAAAAAGGCGGAAGGGAAGTTCCGTTCACGGTCATTGATTCATGACGCGATTGCACTGTACCGAGAACAACATCCCGCGTACTTAGAACGGCTTAAGGTCGTCGGCACGCCCCGCGTCGGCTTGAACGGCGATCCGCAAGGGGCCGTGACCGAGGCCGAGGCGCAATTTGCGCAAACGCAAACGGGATTTTAGTGGATTCCCACAAAAAGACTCGTTAGGCTATCGAGTTCGTATGGGGAAAATAACCCTTTTCAACGACTTAATGTCTATTGATGGTTGCAGTTTAACAATACAAAGGAATTTAGATGTCACCGAACGCGGAAACACCCATTGTGACCAGCCACACTTCTCAGAACCCGCCGATGATTCTGTTCCCGTCCATTGCTTTGCACGACGCGCTGGATAACCTGGCGGCGCTGATGCAATGCCTTCTGGAAATCCAGCAGGAGAACTACGGGGTTTATCTCTTGCACCGCATGATTCATGACACCTTGCGGTATCTTTCTCAAACGGCGGCTCAAGGACACTCGCCCAACGCTTGAACCAAGCCCAGGAATTTCCGCTCCGCTAACCGGCGTCGCGTCTGATAGAGGGTCAGACCGATGCCGTTTTCGTGTGCAATCATCGCTAACGTCGTATCGGCCCGCCGCAAATACAACTGCTGGAGCAACTCCGCCGCGTCTCCGTCCATGAGACGCAAGTGCTGCATCGCCCGTGATGCGCTGACGACGCTTTGCGAGGGTTCCACGTCCAACGGAATCCGACTGCCGAATACTCCGCCGCCCGTGCCTTGCCGACACCATTCGATGGTCGATTGATGCGCATACCCACCGCCGCGCATCAGCCAGTGCGCCCAGTCGGACAGCAAGCTACGCGCCCAAGCCAAGTCTTCGGGACTATCGAACATGATTCAGCGCATCCCATGCCCGAGGGAAGTGTTCCGCGCAAATCTCCCCGATCTGTTCGGCAATGAACTGACTTTCTTGTTGTGCGTGGTGGTCAATCCGCAACGCATACACGCGATGGAATGCCGCCAAGCTGCCCGTCCATATCCAGGTGGTCATCAGCGATTGAGGTAAGACCATTCTCGCCATTTCAGGAGCCACACCCCGCAGTAACATCTCGTCATACGCTTTGCGCGCTGCGTAAACGCTTTGCCGATAGACCCAATCCAGATAAGCCGCGTCTTCAACAAGAGGATCGCCGCTGCCTTGCTTGATGTTCTTCTCAGGTCGGGCGCGCCATTCTTTCGGGAAATAGAACTCGGGAGCCGCATCGACATAGCGCCGGGAGACTTCGGAACGTACTGGCACGGCGGTCCCCATAACCAGCCCGGCATAATGCTTTTCCAGTTGCCGACTCACAAAGATGGGAGCGGTGATGCGCAAAGACAATGTAACCGCTGCAAACGGCGTCCAGTGCTTTTCTCTTGCCAGATACCGCAGCAATCGACCGTCTGTTTCTTCGTCAAACTCGGTATGTTCACGGTCAAAGCTGCACCGAGCCGCGTTGACCACGGACAAGT